ATCCTTGGGTGTATAAATGAACAATAGCTATTTTTGTTAATTCAGAAAGTACTATTCTTTGGATACGCTCAATTGTACGAGCGAATCTAATATCTTCAGCTGCTAATGTAGCCTTACCATCAGTATTTTCATCATATCCTAAGAATGCTTTTGGAATTTTAAGAGCAGCAAATAACTTATCTCTTAGATAATTAACGTCCTGAATACCATCATAATTTAATCCTGGGGTTGTTTCTATTTTGGTAGAAGCATCATTTCCTCTAACAGGGATATAGAAATCCTCAAGCATGTTTTGCATATTATACTTAAGGTTGTAATCACCAGTATTTTGATCAATGTAAGGGGTACGCTTCATTTTAGAGATAGTCTTTTGCATAAAGTTTTCTATCTCAGCAGGTGGGATAGCACCTACATTTACATAAAAAATACGCTTTTCGGGGGCACGTACAATTCTATGTACCAACATAGCGTCCTCCATCAAGGTATACTGTTTAAATAGTTTACGAGCAGGTTCTACATAACTTCTACCATATGGGAGATAATTTACATCTGAAAGAAGCCTAAAGTGGGCAATTTCATAATTGTCAAAATATATAGCCTTCCCACCTTTACTACCTTTTCCTCCACTTGATTGTAGCCCACCAAAATAGCCACCATACTCACCACCACCACTCAAACCATCAGGGTCAAATCTAAATTTAACCTCCATTTGAGTCATATCCTTGTCGTTTATTTTTTCCTCTCTAACAATGTTGTATGCTGTGTAAGGGATTACATTGTAAACTCCAAATTTCTCAGCAATTTCAAGTTTTAAGAAAAAGTCACCATACTTACACATTTGGCGGATCCACATCCAAAGATTAAATTCTACATTTAAGACATCATAAAATAAATTATATAGAATTTTTTGTAAATTTTCATCTGATGATTTAATTTGTAATACTTCACCCATAGCATTTTTAAGGGTGGATTCATCACATAAAATATCTAAGGCTGAAGCTATAATTGCATCAGTGTCCATTGCTTCATAGTCTGAGTATAATTGTGTCCTTAATGTTTGGTAATTAAGGGCGGGATTATAAACAGGCATTTGGTTAGTTGTGTATAACCTGTTATACCTGTCAATCATAGAGTTAGTCTCTACTTTACCAGTTTGTTGGTAATTGCTAAAGTCTAAAACCTTAAGTTTATTACCTCCTATATTTTTTATAACTACGTCAGTAGAAAATAATCTTTTTAATCTTGTAAATACGCTTGTATCTGCCATAATGTGTTAATAAATATTATAAGAGCCAACTAAAATCTTCTTTGCCTCCTTTCCCATCATCCATGTGATAGGGATTATCTTTTCCAGTTGAAAAATATGCTCCTTGATAGTTTACTGTGGTTTTGTGGAACGATCCTAATGCTGCTTTAGTAACATCTAATCCATGCTGTCTAAATTTTAATGCAGTATCTCTTACATAAAGACCTATACCAAAACTCATTACCAAATCGTCATTATACCCTTGTTGCGCTTCTGCTCTACCGTATTTCCAGATAAAGGTTTTCATTTCTTCTACTAAACGCTTAGATTGGATAGTAACTCCTTTATCAGAAACATATTCTTGAAATTTACCTATAACCATAGGACGAGTTCTAGTAGACATTGTAAATCCCGCAGTCATATTTGAATTGTTTTCGTAGTTTTGTAAATATGAGTCTACATTAACCTGATCGGATTTTGGTGAGTAGTATAGATTTTGGTAACCCTTTTCAATAATAGTTTGAATAGTACTCCATCCAATATTAGCATTTTCAACTACTAATAAGGCATTGTTATATTCAGTAGCTATTGCTACTAATATATTACCAAAATCTTTAGTAGATACTTGACCCTTATACTCTCCTACCTGAGTAGCATTTTCAATATCAAAAATATGGAATGCAGAATAGTCTTTACCATCTCCTCTAGCTACGTCTGCTGATATCATATAAGATCTGGTGTAATCAGCAGGTTCCCAAACCCATAAATTTTGGTCTACCCCACGTCTTTCTAAAGGTTCTCTAATTGTGGTTTTTTCTATAAATTCCATGTACTCAGGGTAGAATACAACATCACCTGATGTGCTAAAATCGCAGTCACATTCTTGGGCCGCCATTCTAGGATCACCCAATAATTCATCTTGTTTATCTCTCCATTCCTGGTCTCTTTCAGGGTGGACATACCAAGGCAATTTAATAGGTAAAAAGTCGTTTTCTTTAGCCTCTGCTCTTACCCATGTTTGGTGGAACCAATTACCAGTACCATAGGGAGTAGATAATGCTATACACCCACCACCAGTAGCAAGTGTTTGTTGGGCTGAGGCCCATATCTCACCAATATTTTCAATAAATGCCGCCTCATCAATTAGTAGAAGAGAAACAGCTTCTGATCTACCTGCATCACTTGATGCCGAGGTGGCTTTAATTTGGGATCCATTTGTTAATCGAAGAGTTAATTTATTATTTTCTTCGAAATCTATCTTAAGCCATGAAGGTAAATTTTCATACATAAATTTAACCTTCGTAACCATATTTTTAGCAGTTTCCTGCTTTGTAGCTATACATAAAACATTTTTATCTTTATGGAAAGTCATTAACCATAAAGAATATCCCGCAGATAGAGTAGAAATACCTAACTGGCGGGATTTTAAAACAACTGAGTATGGGTTATCTCTCCAAAGTTTTAATACTTTTTCTTGGAAGGGGTATAAGTGGAAGTTGATTCTACCTCTTTGGGGGTGTTGAATCATACAGTATTTTTTCATAAAGTGTATAGGATCTTGTGCACACTTTACATATTCCTGCCTTATTATTTGTTTTAAATCACTCAATCCGGTAGTGTATAATTTATAGTATTAATTAAAGCTATTGTACCTAAAAATCCTCCAGCTACTCCCACCCATTGTTTTTTATACCATTTATCTTCTTTTTTAAGATAGTCTTTATAAAGATTTACTTGGTGGTTTAATAGCGAAATTTCCTCATCTTTATAGGATATAATTAAACTATCATATTGTGCTACTTCTTTTCCTAGTTTAATTTGAAAATTAAGCTCTTTAATTAATTCGGTTTTTAATGAATCTTGAAAACGTAAGGTGTCTAAAGCCGTAAAAAATTCTTCAAGCTCATCAGAAGAAATTTGAACAGTATCCTGGGAATAGTTTATAATGGATGCCCCCAATAATATGCTAAGAAATAAATATTTCATGCCTTATTTTTAGGTGGACGGCCTCTTTTTCTATGTTTCTTTTCAAAATTATCAACAATATTTTTTGAGGTTTTTGTATCTTTTAATTGATTGTCAAGAGTTTTAGCTTTTGCTTTACTTTTACTTGCTTTAGCTTTAGCTACATTTTTCTTTTGTTCTACAACTTTAGTTTTAGCTTTTACAATTTTTATTTTTTCTTCATTGTCTTGAACTTTTTTATTAAGTTCTTTTTTCTTATTAGATGAAGATAAAGCTAAAATACCTCCAAGTGCTGCTAGCACCCCTATAATGTATTTCCATATTTTCATATCTATAAATATTAAAATTTAATAATTTCCATAATTTGTCCAATACGCTCCTCAGTAGAACCACTAATAGTATGCCAATTTCTACCACTTCCGTGCTTAAACATTAATTGTCGGATAATGTAATCGATATCTTTTCTATATTGTTCATCTGTTTCTCTAATACCATTATCTTCTATATCAATTCCTTCTGGTGAGATGTAGAATATATAATCGTATTTGCCTAAAAACTCAGATGCATAGGTGTAGAATTTCTCTTCTCCTATATAATTAATTTTTTTAGCTAATTTAGTAAACGCTATTACATCAAGAATGGTTCTATCAGTAATAATATTTTCTTGCATAACTTCACTTACACGTTCCGCTAAAAATATAGTTTGACCCTCAAGAGTAGTCTCGTAATTTAAAGGTATACCTAATGAACTAAGATAAGCACTACGTTCAGTAGCAAACTTATAATCCTTAAATTCAGGCACATTCTTAAGAGCATTAACAAGTGTGGTTTTACCCACACTCATTGTTCCTGTAAATCCTATTTTCATTATCCTCCTTGTCTTGCTGATTCGCGCATTGCTGGGTTTTTATACCAGGGTAATCCCGTGGTGTTCCGTTTTGCTTCTTTCCACCCTTCCTCAGTGTATTTCAATCCATAAAGATAATATTCTCTTTTACGATTCTCACCCTTAGGTATTAAAGCAGGTCCATCCCAGTTGTGGAGTTTTCCATCCCAGTAATGTGCTATTGTACCTTCAGGCGTACGTAGTCTCTTGGGCTTCGGCCATTTTTGTTTCTGTTCCATTTTCTTTTAATATTGATTCTGCTACATAAGTTCCTTGTGCTCCTGACACTGTAATTCCTCTAGCACTAAGAGCATCACCTACAAAGTGAATATTAGGTACTTGTTTAAGCGATAAATTATCATAATCTACAAGTGGTTCAGGTGAAAGATATTTTACTTCAGGAATGTACATACCCCAATCATCACCAAGTGTTGGGAATACTTTTTTCATATCCTCAATAAAATCTTCAATGTATTTAAAGTATCCTTGAAAGTGATCACGAACTTCTTGTAAACCTTTTTCAGTAATATAATGAGCTTTTACCCAATCACCTTCAGATGTTTTACTTTTTAAGCGGTTTACAATACCACCACCACCTTCTTCTTCAACCCAAGGTGAGTAATATAATCCAGCTTTATATTTTGCTTGAAAGCGACCTTGTGCTCTCTTACCGCCATAACCTTCACCAGGTACGATATCTACTTTTTGTACTTTAGAGACTAATTCACGAGACCATTCAAATGGTTTATCAATTCCTCTAACTTCCATCAAAATACCAAAATTAGTCATATCGTTACGATATGCTTCGTCTTTTTTGGCATGACCATTGTAACTATAATCACCATATGTTTCTTCAAGTGCTACATATGCTGCATTATTATTAGTACAGAATGAACGAAGTGATACACCTTCATCTTCAAACTTACGGTACAGTTTAAAATCATAACTTACATCAATAAGTTTTTGGAAGTGTTTTTGTGGTGCCTCAAAACGCACACCAATTTGTACTGGTTTTGCTTCAGTTGGGTAATTATTTTCTTCAATAATTTGCTTACCAAAATCAATACCAGATTTACCTACACCAAAGATCAAACGATCATAATACATTAATCCCCCTCCTATGCGGTTATCATCAGATGTATACTGGTAGTTTACTGTATTTTCTTGGGGGAAAACACGAGTTACTTTAGTATTCCAATGAAACTTAACACCCTTATTACAAAGGAAATCATACCAATTCTTACCAATTTCATGTAAATAATCTGTGCCTACGTGCCAAACTGGGAATAAACGAAGGCCAAAATATGGTTTAATAAAATCTGGTTCTGCTTCAGGATTTGAGCATTGTACTTCTTCTGGTTTGGGGTGGAAACGCTTAAAGTTGGTAATGACTTGGTCCATTAGCTCCATAGCCTTTTCGTCACCACAATACTTAGACATATGCCCACCAATTGAAGTATGATAAGTAAGTTTACCATCACTCCATCCCCCAGCACCCATAAAACCTGTCATTACTTCCTCAGGTTTACGTTTATAAGGATCATTACCCATATCAATAATGGTGATGTAATCACCAGGATAACCATTATCAACTAATTTAGTTGCAGCATTAACACCTGCTACACCTGCTCCGATTATTACTATTTTTTCCATTTTAAATTTAAACATTTGAACATACGAAAAAAGAGCTGTGACCCCAAATTAATGAGGCCACAGCTCTCGAAATTTTTAAAATTAATTCGACTGGCTATGAATCAGTCTGTATATTTGTTATTATAAATTATAATATTTACCTATTACTCTAAAAGCACCTGTATCTGTATCAAAGCCTCCTGTACTTCCTGAAACTTGGCAGTATATAGTACGCTCTTCAGTAGTGTATCCTGACCCTGCTATGATTGTGTGGGGTCCACCTCCTTGTAATGACGTAGCTATTTTAGAATGTATAGAAGTACCTTGCCCTACTGTTGTTGAAGTTCCAGATCCTGCAATACTCGAGGTTCCACTATCAGAGCCTGTTATAATTTGTTGGTCTCCATATGCTGTGGTTCCTGCTCTAAATCCTATTGTAGCGGTATCATGCGATGTAGCTGCTGTGCAAAGTACAATGATATCTTCTAATGCAGTGTCCCTATTT